GCCTGCTGAGTAGCCCGTATGCCTGATATATCAACTTCTATCGCGCTTATGTCGCTAACCACTGACTTCTGCGCCGCTCTTATCTCTAATACGGCCTCAGTATTCGCCGTATTATCCTTGGCTAGTGACTCGTTGTCTTTCGCTAATGCTGTGTACCCCGACCCAAAAGCGAATATGACGGTCGCCATCCATATCAGTGACTCTATTGTGAACAGTCTAGCTGTTAGAGTCACTGGGGCTGTAGACCCGTTCGCTTCGCCACTCATCGCACTTCCTTAAATAGACCGCTCAGAAGTGCTTATTTTAACCTTGGTGAGGGTTAGAATCAAACCCCGGCGTAAACAGGGCTCCAGTGGATGTGGATGTGCTCCTGGGGCGTACCTTTGCACTCATGTATCACGACGAAATTGGGGCCCAGCTTGCGCTTGATCGCAGCGACTACACGCCCCCGTTTATCCACGTGTACGTGCTTTATCCGTAGGTCCACCGCGTCCCCCCGGTAGTGGGCGGAGCGCTTAGCCGTGTGTGGGTAATTTTCACTACCTGACGTGACGACGACGTCTACCCCAGCCCTAGTGAATACAGGCTCTACACTTATCAGCCCTCGCAGTATCTCCGCCCCGCAATCATCTATCGACGCGCCTTTCTTGATAACTATGCCCATCACGCACTCTCCTCGGTTTTAGATTCTCTTAACGCCTTGGCTTCCGCCATACGTAGCGCCTTACGCTCCGTTGGAAATAGTAGTGGCGCCCCGTGAAACACATGATGCCACACTTCTTCAGCGTTCTGTCTTTCTTGTGGGCGGTTCGGGCCGCGTTTAAGCACTACGTCACCTGCCCTACTTACTGCCAACACCTTACCTCCAGTGTGGCCGTGGGAATGCACGCCCATTCGCGTGCCCCGGGGCACTTTTTTCCTTTGTATGCGTACGCCTTTTTCTTTGTTATTTAGGCATTCGTATAGCGGGTAGTTCGGTATTGTAACGTACATATCTTTAGTGGCACTCATCTCTCACCCCACGCTGCGCAGCCAATCCTATTATCTTTTCTCGCGCCTGGGCTATCCGTTGGCGGCTCGGCGTAACCAGAAATAACGTCATAATCTCCGCTATTTCGTCACTTAGCTGGTTCTCCCGCACAAAATCTACTATGCGGATAACTGGCAATCCCCACGTCCAGCGTTTCTCCAAGCAAGCACACTCTAGGGCATGGTGTTTGCGGTCTACCTCATCCCACAACTCCGCGAAGTGCGCCGCTTTTGCGAGGTCATCATCCGCCTTATCGCGCACTAGATACTTCAGCATACTGTGTTGCGCGGCGTTCAAGTTGTTCACCAGTGAGAACTCTACAGGCTGTATCGGGAAGTCTTTATAGTGCCCCCAACCTACCTGCGTATCTAGTGCTGATTTATCTGCCATGACGCTAAAACCCTCCAAGGTATTGGTTGACTATTGTGGAACTGCGCGGTGGAACCTGTCTAACTGGTGGTGGTATGTCGAGGGCTCGTTCCATCTGCAGCTGCGCACAGGTGGTTAAGTTACTCCACCGGTTGTTGCGCACATCACCGTCACGGTAGACGCCTCTTGTGGTAGGCGGCACCCCCGTCATCAGTATGAAGGCTAGACGCAGTGCGTTGTGGGCCCTACCCATTATCATGATGCGTAACTGGCCGTTGTGAGTGTCGTAGTGCCCCGCTAAGCGGCCTACGTACCGGTCGTTCCACGTGGAACTAAGGCCAGGCCTGCGGAAATCGTCGTCATTGCGCGGTTTCCACCTAAACGTGCCTTGCTCCGGGCTGTACGACACAAGCCTATCCAGCTGTTCCCTAGTTAGTGCCACTACTCCCCCCGTCGATAATGCTCTGTAGTGCGATAAACACCACTTTCTTAGGCTCCTCGCTCGTTGTGGCGCTGCAATACCTGCGCATCGTGCGCGGTGATATACCCAGCTGCTTAGCCGCGCCCACTTGCGTTAGCCCTGCTTCTCTTAATAACCGCCTAAGTCGTGTGCTTGAGTCCATACCTTCAATATAGGTCACGATGGCCTACCTGTCAATAAAAAAATGTCGCAGCCCCTGGAGGAGAGCTACGACACTTCTCGACGTGCCAGTTACCGCCCGGCGTACAGTGTGGCCGGTGGTACTGTTATCAGCTGCCCTGGCTGGGCCTGATACTGGGCGTCCCCAAACAACTCACGAAGTGCTAAATACAACTTGTGGGCGTCGTGAGGACTTTGTTTTACCACGGTGGTCTTACCCGTGACGGTGTCCGTTATCTCGAGGTTTATCACGCGAGGGTGAAAACGCCACTTGCCGAGATGGCGATAGTCAGGTCGTTAGTGTCCGTAGCCGTTACGTCGGCTGGTGCACTGTCGAGCAGGCTGTGGCACACGATGGGGTCCGCTACTGGTGTAGTGACCGTATCATCGTAAATAGCCGCATAACGCGCAATAATAGAGCCGCCCGAGGCAGTCCAGGCCTGATCGGCGCAGTCAAATGTGACCGTACCGGTAGATTCAACCCATGTCGGGCTGGCCACAGCTTCACCACCAGTGGTGTAACCGTTGCCGTTGGCGTGTTCATTAGTCGCCGCAGCGTACCCGTCAACAGACGTCGTAGCGATGTTCGACGTGCTCAGAAACAGGGCCATCTTGAAGGAGTCGCCATCCATGTCGATGGTGCCGTCGCCAAGATACTCTTTGAATTTGTCGTGTATTGTCCACGCGCCAGCTGCTGCCATCAGGATAGCCCCTACTTAAATTTAGTGTGTTGTTGTCGGCATGCTCTCACGTACCTGGGCCTTAGTCAACCTCATACCCACCCCGCATTATTAACCTTTACAACTTCCCTGCGCTCACCGCCGCGTCGTGGCCGCTTACCCCCTATTACGTTATCCACATGCAGGCACGCGTACTGGTGCGCATCGCAGTTTTTCACAAGTACGCCGCTCGCATAGAACATAGGCTCACCCTCTACAGCCAGTGCGTACACTGCGGCGGGGTCCCGACAGGGAAGACTTCCAACAAGCCTTACTGCAGGTCCGCGTCTTCGCATATTTGTTGCACTTAAATGGTCCGCCGCAAATACTACACGGCCGTTCGACGTCATCGACTCCACTGGCTCTGCGGGCTGCGCTTTGGCAGGCTGCGCTGCAAAACCCCCGCTTTGCAGCTCCTTTAACCCCGGTGAACCCTTCGGCGCAGTGCGTGCACAATTTCTCGATTCTGGGTCGCTTTGCGGCGATCCGCTTTGCGTGCTCAGAGTGCCACTGTCGCCCCGCTTCAGACGCGTGCCATAACTTAGCCGCATCGCGCATCTTCTCCAGGCTCTCTGGAGTTGGCCCAGCGCCACGCGCCACGCGCTCTCGGGAATGCAGCTCCGCGTGGGCGACTTTTGTGAGGCACTGGAGGTTGTCGAGAGCGTTATTTCGCTTGTCGTGGTCGATGTGGTGGATGCAGCTCTCTGGGGGGATGCCACCATGCTGCGATACCCACACTGCTCGGTGAAGGTATCGCTCCCCTTCTGTAACCACTGCTGCGTCGGCAACGAAGTACCCGCTAGACTTGTAATAGAATGTAACCCCTTCAAAAGCCACAGCCTCATGTTTTCTCGGACGTCCCATAACGGCCCCCCTTTAACGCTCTCCAGTATGTCACTGTACTGTAGCGCGTCTGCGGGAATAAAACCACCTTCGTTACGCACGAACACTGGGTGGTCGGGGGTGCAGGTAAAACCTCGCTCGTTACTGAACCAAAAAGTAGTCACCTCGGCGCTCATGGAGGTAGCCCAGCATTTCTTGACGCGATGTACTCCTGTGGGGGTTAACACCTCATCACCTGCTGATAGGAGCTTTATCGCAACGTCCCCTCTGGGGGTGGCGATCAGCGTGTCTTCCGTAAAACAGATGTGCGAGTAGAAATTCTTATCCGGCTTGTCTTCAGTCTCACCGTTTTTCTTCATACGGTATCGGTACCCGCCCTGCAGGCCTGCGATCAGCTTGCGACACGAGGGGTCAATGACGTGCCTGGCCGCCCCGTCGATCTGGGCCGCGAGTAAATTCTCCACCGAGGCCAACCGCGCCACAATACTATTAGTCTTGGCCGGCATGGCGTTGAACCCTTCGGCTTCCAGCACGTTATACACCGTACGCTCGTCAGTCTGCGCTCGCTGAACACCCGCCGGGTCACCTACTATTATCACCGGGAACCCAGGGAACCGCTCCGCTAGGAGGGGCTTCAAGGCCTCTCGACAGAACCGCTGTATGCCCATGCCATCTGACACCAGCTCAGCCAAGGTGTAAAACTTACCGTTCGGCCCCTGTTGGTTTATGGTACACGCGGGCGTTAACCCAAAATCGAGGCCTATAATAAGTGGGTGCAGGTCCGACACGATGGGCTTCAGGGTCTCTTTCGCCACATGAAACTCACGGTTGAACCCTCTAAACACCGGTCGACCCGCTAATGATCGCCCGAATTTAGAGTGTACATACACATCGACCCAGTCCGGGTCAGCTGCGTGGAGCTCCATCAGGTCTTCGTAATACCCACTATCTAGCAGGTGTATCCAGTCCGCTTCCGCACTCACACCACTGGGCTGCAGGGTGACGTGCACATTACTCGGTGGGTCAGTCAGCAACTGCTCCCAAAAGGTGTCCATATCCGGCGGGTTTGTCATCCCCCAGATCCGCTTGGCCGGCGCACCGTCATCACGAACACACCCACCGATGGGGTTGCCCTTATCATCGACCCCCCATTCAGGCCGCGGTGGCACCAGAACCTTATCCGGGTATCGACCGGTACGCCCCGCCAGGGCTTCATAAATATCGGGGTGGATCTCCCTAAACTCATCCATGACGCCGAAGGACAGCTGTAGCGACAGTAGCCGCCTCACGTCGTTGGGGTCATCTAGCCCCCTGAACAACACTTCACACTCAACATCATCAAACCGGAGGATGAACTTCGCATCCGATTTCATATAGACGCCCGCCTCACCATCCGGGAACCACTTTAAAAAGTCCGGTATGGTCGTATCAGTGAGCATCTGACGTGTGTTCCGCACAACAACACAGCGCGAGCGCCGTATCCCATCTGTACACGCGGCCATCTGAGCTGATTCGTAGGGGATCTTCATAATCCCCGTGGTGGTCTTAGTGCTACCGTACGGCCCCACAATAAAACTACCGAACTTCTCACTCATCAAAAACGCGTTGGTGCTCCCCGCCGGTGTGAATGTTAGGTCAGCCATCTGACGACTCCAGTGGTTTAGAGTCGATCGTCACACCCTGGGGCGCATCAGGTGGCGTTATGTTAAAAGTTATACTGAACCCCGAGTGGGTAGCAGCTGCCTTGTTGAGCGCAGCGGTGTTGTCCCACCCCGCCCACCGAACTATGTCATTGATCCCCTGGCGCCTCACACTGGCCGGCGCGTCCTTATCATGCACCAGCAGGTACATCTCCTGCAGAACCTCACCCGCAACAATCTTAGCCCGCGTCTGAAAACTGCCACCAGACTCCTCAAATTCTTTCTTATGCCGAACCAACGCCCGTGTGAATAACTTGTCCTTAAGCAACAGGGCAAATTCTTCCGCCGTGACGTCCAGGCTGGGCAACAGCTCATCCATGGGGAGCGACGCACCCGCCGCGTTGCGAGCAACCTCGAACGCAAGCGCGTCCAACTTATCCGCATCACTGAATATCACCGGTAACCTACCCATTACTTATCGCCCATTGCTTTTGACTACGCCTCACTTAGAACCCATGTTGTTTTCTTGACTAAATCCCGCTGCCAATCGTCCAGCTCGTCGTAGTTATTGCCGTTGCGCTCAACTCGTAGATCGTCACTAACAACGTTCGCGCTAAACTCGCTCCGCAAGGCCTTATCTATCCTATCCATCACAATGGATTTCCCACACTGGGTTGGCCCAGTAATTACAATGTGTGCCACGTTAGGTATTTTGATTTTTATTTCAGTCATTTTCAGCTCCCCAA